TGCCAACTTATAGTTTTTCATTAGCCTTCTGGCATTTCTTCTGATTTGCTTTAGACCATTCCATTCATACCAATCAAGATTCCATGCAGCCCATTCGTCTGTTTTATCTTTTTTAGGAAGAAACTGTAATGGTTGAGTTATACTACCCAATCTATTTTGTTCAGTTTTAGCACCTTTTTTAACTTGTAATGCGTTGTATACTTGCATGATTTCTATTTAATATTTTTAAATGCTGATTTTTTAAATCCGTTGTCTCTATTTAAACTTTTATTTCCCATATGTCTAAACAAACCCTTATTTAATTTAAACAAATTTTCTGACTTTTGCAAGTTTTTACTTGCATCATCCATAATAACTCTTTTAGTATAACCTATATTTGCTTGTTGAATTCTCATAAATGCAACCATTGCAGAAAATGCAACTAGTCTATCCACGTTTAAACCATCTGTATATGCATGCATTTCTTTAAGTAACATTACATCTGGAATCCTTTCTATACCATATGTTATTTTTACTATCGTTCCATCAGGTTTAGTTACAGTATCTAGTTCTTCTTTACAGTATTCTATGACATAACTTAATAAATGATGTTTAAATAGTACTCCTGTATTTCTCCAACCATACTCCTGGAAGACGTTACTATTTGCACTTAAGTCTTTTAAGAACATAATTTGATTCTTAGGAACAAGATACTTCTGTCTTTTTCTAGATATCATGTATAGAATAAATAAAGATATGTTATTCTCAATTACAGTCTGAGCATTGTACCATTCTATGATCATTTCTAATCTTTCATGAGTTTGCTTAATATCATCAAATCTTCCACACCATGCAGCTACTATTTTATCTTGTTCTATGTATGTTTCTGATTCTCCTGCTGTATGTTTAGTTACTTGTACAGGAGCTTTCATTACATAGATAGAACATAGTGAGTCTGAAGTAGTTGTCTTTCCCTCAGCCACGGGATCTATAGATGCATAATACTGACCATATACTGGATCTTTAACTGGTCTTTCCCATACAACTAAGCATCCAGTTTTATCTTCAGTCTTTTTACTTATTGGAAATTCAGATATTGGTAATTTATTACTTGTCTTAACTTTAATCTTTCCTGTTTCATCTCTAGATATATCTAGATACTCATAAGCATATTCTTTATCTTCTATTCTTCTTATCTGAGCAGTAACAAGATGTGATGGAAACTTAGATACTTTTCTATGTTTAAATGCTTCTGCTATATTTCTAGGATGCTGAGATATCTCTAATTGATAATCTTCAGGGTCCATAGATTTCTTTATCTTCTCAAAATAATCATCTAATGCTTGTAATGCTTCTTCTACAAGTGAATTACCATAATCATCTATATAAGGAGGCATTGACCATTGTTCGGGAATAAATAAACCTGACTTACCTAAAGTACCTTGCTCATCTAGTAAATTTGTATCTACAGAAAATATATCATTTGCTTCTGGATCTAGAATCATTTTCTTTAATGGCTCACATTGATCTAAATCACCCACTGATCCTGCTGCAATAAATAATCCTGTAGTAATCATACCTGATTTAAGAGCTGGTTTAATGTATCCAAATGTTGTATTCATCTTGGGAGCAATACCAGCCTCTTCATGAAAGAAGTATTTAACTGGTCCACCTACTCCATTTGTTGGATCTTTATCAAAAGACATTCCTTGTAATGTTCCTTTTAATCCTACCTCAGCTTTTCTATCTCCTTTTCTTACTTCAATCTTTTGTTGCCACATCATTACTTTATCTGGAGACATTGGTCTATACCAAGCAGTATGTTCATTTAAGAATGCAGCATATTCATTTAGAAATTTCCATGTACCTTTCTCATTAATGTAATCTTTAAGACTGGCTCCCATCTTTAGAGTAACCCCTGCTTCAAACCATAACTGATTAATTAGTTTTCCTGCATGAAAATAACTAGATGCAATCTGTCTTTTCTTTAATATAGCAGCATGTAAATAGAATAGTTCTGCAAGTACCTCATATAAGGCCATATGATATTGAGCATCTCTTATCTGAGCAAAGTCAAACTTCTGTTGTTCTTTATCAAAGATTGGTAAGAAGTTTAACCACATATAATAATCTCTGGTAAGATACCATGTTTTATTATCTGATTTAACTAATACTCCTAGTCTACATTTATTTTTCTGATCATCCCAGTAATTAACAAAGTCTCTTGATTTAAATGGTGCAGTACAATATACTTTGGTTTCTCTAAACTTTCTAGATTCAGTAATAAATACTTCATTGGTTGCTTCATTAAACTCATATTTTCCAGGTTCTCTAAATATGGAAAATAAAAAGTCTCTCCAGTCATCTCTTGATTCAAAAGAGGTTGTTGTCCATGTACCATTATCCCATGTAGGAATATCTTTATATATGTCATCCATAATTAACTATCATAGGCAAGACCTTGACCTCCTCTAACTTTACTAGATTGTTCTTCTTGTAAATCTTTATATACTCCTTTAAATGAAGCTCTAATCTGATCAAAGTTTTTAGCAGCAGCAACTATAGAATTTATATTACCATCTCTTCCATCTGTAATAGGAGTATTCTCCATATATCTACCTAATCTATCTAACATAGATGCAATACCTTTATATGCTCTAGATGTTGGTGTTTCATACATTCTTTGACAAAACTCTAAAGCAGTATGTATATCATCATCTTCTATTGAAAAATCTCCATTTATTTCTTTCATAATTAAATATTCTTTATCTATATCAGGTGCATAGAAAAAAGGATTCATATCCGGATTAGGACATGTCATATAAAACAAATACAAGTATATCTTAAGATGTTCTTCTGGATAGTTATCCATTATATCTTTAAGAGCTTTTAAAGTATAACAATGCTCTGTTGGTACTACAACACCATTTTGTACATCAAATAGTCTTACTAACATATTATTTCTTTTTAATTGGGTTATCTTTCATATAGTTTATAATAGCAATTACTTCATCATAAAGATAAGGTATTAGCATTAGAGTAATATCATTAACTATAGGATCTCCATTATCTAAATATTTAGTTATTGGATATCCATACTCATCTTTACCTTCTTCTTCAAATGATATATGTTGTATAAACATTTTACCTGGCATAAGTTTAGGATTATGTTTTAGTATAATGTACATATAAATACTTAATTGTAAAGCATAATGATTAAAATTACAGTCATCAAGATGTGATAATGGAAAAGATAATTTTTCAGAAACACCTTCCCAGTTCTTATAAGATTCTTTTTTAATTTCTTTATTAGTCTTATAATCAATTATATTTACTTTACCATTAATTACTTCTACAAAATCTGATTGTCCACATATACCTGCAGACTTAAGATATACCATATGTTCAGGATATACTCCTGTATCTAATTTTTGTGAAGGAGCTAATCTAATACCATTAGTTTCTCCAGATGGTGGAAATATAGGTACTACTACTCCTTCTCTTTCCATAGATGCTAATCCACATATATCAGATTCTCTTTGATTATGATAGAAAGTACCTAAAGTCATAGCTCTATCTGATTCACTATTCCATATTGCTTCAATAGCAATGGGATCAATTCCAAACCATTTAGACTTTTTATTTTTAGTTACTTTAGCAGCTATTGCTTTAGTATCAAAAGGTTTTTTAAAATGAGATACTAGTGTAGTAACACTTATCCAATTAATCTTATCAGAGTCATTTATACTCTTATAACTATGATCTGATGCTTGGAATACTATACTCATAACTGTTCAAGTTTATCTTCTTCTTCTACTGTAGCAATAGAATCCCATTTACCAAGAGGACACTCAGATGCAAGAGATCTTGTTTTAAAGTTTAATGAACATCCACATTCATTGCAACATGGTGCTGTACCTTTTACAGCACATTTTTTTCCTTTTTGATCACAGTCGTCACAAATAGAAAATCTAAGTCTAGCAATTTCTTCTACTGTTTCATCTCTAATAATACTATTGGTCAGTCCCTCCAGAATCTGTTTTCGATTTTGCCAAATTAATTTTAATGTATTTTTCATCTTTAAAAGTTTTACGTTTTAATAATTCTTCTTCTGCTTTTAAGTGTATCTTATTTAAAAGTTCTAATTTTTCTTCTATACTTTTTTTATTATGATAAGCACCAAATGTTGATGTATCATGATTTTCTAAAATTTTTTTACAATGAGGTATTGCTTTTTTTACTTTTTGTATTTTAATTACAAAATGTCCAAGTCCATCGACATTTATTCTTAAATCATTTAAACTACTCATTTTTTTTCTTAATGTTTTGTAGTAGTCATCAATTAAACTTTCTACTAAATCTTGAGAAACATCAAACTCCTTTGTTATTTCTTTATATAAACTATTTGCTTTCTTTGGTATCATTTCCTAAGAATTTATAATCTAATAAAATAACACCCTCAGTTTGAACTTTTAAATCAGGATTTAATATAATAAGTTTTTTATTAGTTGAATCCTTAAGTACAAGCTTATTTTTCTCAGCTTTGTTTATACTATTTCTAACAGTTTGTGGAGATTTAAAAATCCATCCTTCTTCTGCAGAAGCATCAAGACAAAAATTAGTTAGTTCAATAGGTTGATTAAAACTTAATAAAGTAAGGCAATTAAGATCAGATTCACTCATTGTTATACGATTAAGATAACAATGAGTTAAAATCTGAAATTTTACAACATCCCATTTGGGCATTTTTACCCTTTTCTGTACTTGATTAACAAGTGCCATTATCCTTTTTTTAATTTTTTATCTCCAGCTGGTTCTTGTGCTAAAGGTTTTGATATGGATCCTTGTTTTGTATCATCATCATCCTTGTCAATATCAAAATCAGATCCTTGAGTTGAAGCCATCATTGATGCATACTGCATCTGCATAGTAGCTCTTCTATATCTTGATTCTTCTACATCAGTAAGTAATTTTTCATACTTAGCCTGTGCTTCAAGATAAGGAACAGAATTCTCATAAAATTGTTTCATTTCATCTCTTCTTGCTTCTAATTCTTCAGGAGATAAATCTTGATTCATTTGTTGGTTTTTCATAATATATATTTTAAAGTTTAGACAAATATACAATAAAAGTTTAAACAACAAATATTTAAACAAAAAAAATCCAGATAAATTAAATTACCTGGATTCCTGTGCTTAGAGAAGCTTTATCTATTTTTAATTGTAAAGTTTAATATTGTTAGCATATAAAAGTCTCTAGAGATATCTATCTCTACTGTAAAGAAGTCTATAATACCTACTCTAAGTTTTATAGCAAATTTATCACATTGCTTTCTTGATGTGTTCCAGTTGTTTCTAAATTTCATAATTATAAGTTTTTTAACATTTGTATTACTCTTGGACAAGGATACATATCTGACTTGTCTTTTCTTACTGAGTTGTGTGTAAAGATTCCTTTATTTCCTTTTAAAGCATCTAGATCTATATCCCATATAGATTCATTATAATCTTTAGGTATATCATAAGTTTCACAAAGATATTCTACTAGTTGTCTTAATGACTCTATCTGAGCATCTGTATAAGTAAACCAATGTTTATATCCTTTATAAGGTTTTTCTAAGGTTGTCACATTAGATACATTAACTTCTCCTCCTACATAATTATAGTATTTATTATTTTTAAAAGATAATGGTCCCCAGTTACATACTTCAATACCTATACTTATAGGATCTAAAGATAAGTAAGGAACTTTACTAGTTTTAAAAATGCTTTCTTTTAAACCTAAATGATATGCCCAATCTTTAGAACTGAAACATTGTACAATTGTACCGTTTGCTCCAATTATGAAGGCAGTTGCAACTCTCTCAGGTTTAGTATCAAAATATCTAGCTACTGATACTGCATCAGGTCCTCCTGCTGTGTGGTGTAAATAGATTTGTTTCTTATCATATTTAACATCCATGAATTGACCAGGTCTTAACCTATGTTGAACTATTTTAGTTATATCTAATTTCATAATACATCATCTTTGGTTTCTTTGTATGCACTTGTAACGGTTTTAACAGTCTTTCTTATTTTATTAAAGCTATTTGAAACACTTGTAAGTATATTGTTCTTTGATATATCAAACCAATTTTCATTTATTGAAGATACTTCCATAAGACAAAGTATTGCCAATAAAATATTAGTGCATAGTGCAGGTGATATAACTAAAACTTGTAAATTAAAAACCTTTAGCATTGCTCCTATAAATGGTGTTAATGCATAATAATCAATTGGAAATATAACTGCTACCATTATAAAGTAACCAGCTGTTTTATATAAATAACCAAGTCTTAATATTTTAGATTTAAAAACATCTTTATATTTTCTTTTTGTTTCCTCAGCTATTTTTTTAAGTGATATTAATTTAACAACAGTATCTACTAGA